TAATGGATTGCAGGTCATCCACAAACACAGTGAACACATCAGTGGGCCTGTAAATCCTAGTTGCTGTCGAGCTGGTAAACACTCGCTCAGTGAAACCGTCAATCTCACGGGATGCCGCCTCAATGCTTATCTCAAGCAGGGTGTCATCCACAGTGTCTGTAATCCTCAGTGCTGCCTTCACATCGGCAAGACTGGCGTATCCGTTCTCAATGGCCACAAGAAACCTCCAGCCTCTAGTTTAGCGCCACAGCCTGCCTACGCTTTAGAAAGATACTCCCTGAGGAAAGGAAGCCAAGAACCCTCCCAGACCGTCTCAATATCGAACTGCAGGGCAAATGACCTAGCCACGCTAGAAGTTCCTCTATCGGCGTTGTACGCCTCCTCAAGGGCTCTCACACAGTCAGCAAGGATGGGAATCTGGTAGAAGCTCTTTTGGGGTTCATCCCAGAACGGTTGTCCCTCAACAGCGAAACTGTCAGGGCTCATAAGGTCAGCGGTTGCAGCCCAGTTAGAAGCAATCGAACGCACACCACATGCGGCGCTCTCAATGATAGGAACCCCAAACCCTTCTCCCCAGGTTGCCATCCAGACAACATCAGAAGCGGAATAGATTGCCGCCATCTCCTGATCTGTGTACCCCACCCTCAGCTCATCCCTATTAGCAAACGTGACAGCGCTTGCAGGCACACCAGCCGACTGCATCAGGTGGCCAAGGTGGAAACCTGCTTGGACAGGGAGCATGTCAGCGTGAATATATAAGTGTGAGTCAGGGTGCTCTTTGTGGAAGATACCGAAACTCAAAAAAAGCTCTGCATAGCCTTTGCGGTGGGTGACGGAATTGGCCTTATTTGCTAGGACAGCAGTGACAAGAAAAGCGTCAGGATCTATCCCCATGAACTCGCGAGTAGGTTGCCCCCTGAACTTAGGTGTGGGCTTGAACACTTTAGTGTCCACCATGTGAGGAATATAAGGCGCATCAATGTCAATCACCTTCATCTGTCTGACACCGTGAGGAGCCATCGCAATAGGGGTCACGTTGTCACGCTTGAGAAATCTTTTCACCAGGGGAGGCATAGTGATGTGATCGAGAGGAACCCAGGAGACGATAGGGACCTCAGTCTCCAGATCGTTGTACACCCACACATCATAAAGAGTGAGCAGGAAGTGAGGCAGGTCTAAGTGCTTCTCCCTGTGAGTCTCATGCCACAAGTTGATTACATCGTCACTGTAAGGTTTCACCCCTTTGGGGTAGACAGGGACATCACCAAACTTTGTCCTGTGCTTCCCAATATGCCCTTCAGTGCCATAATTCGACAGCACCCCCACCTGCAGGCCGTGTTGTTTCATCTTCTCCACCAGAAGCCCAGCCTGCACACCGTAACCGGTAGCGAGCCCTGGACTGTTAGAAACCAGTGACACTACCCCTTTGAGTTTTTCCATGCCCCCACAATAGCGGAAACCCCCACCAGTCACTAGGACCGGCAGGGGTTTCTGCAGTGAGACTTTGACTACTAGACAGCAGCCATCGTCAGGACCTTGATGTGAGAAGCACCGTTAGCAACACCAGCGCCAAGGCGGTAGGTGAAACGGTAGCCAATGACATCGTTAGCGAAGTAAGCGTCAGTGGAAACTGAGGTCATCAGTCCAGTGGTGCTGATCTTCACAGAAGGCCAGTGACCGAAGAACACAGGCTTGGTTCCACCGGCAGTACCGATGGCCTCAACAGCAGGGTTCTCAATCACGGGGATGCCCAGGATGGTGGAAGGACCACCGGCAACCACATCAAGGATGTAGGCTCCGTTGTCATCCTTCAGCTTGCGGATTGCTCCCAGCGTGCTGGAGTTCACCATGTAGGCGGCTCCAGGAAGCTGACGAACCAGACCATCGGCAGAGAACTGAAGGTCAATCAGTTCATCAGCGGTGATGGCGTTAGAGGTTCCAGCGGTAACACCAGCACCAGCCACAGCGGTAACTGCAGCGTGCACAACAGTGTTCACACGGGTTCCAATAGCGTTACCAGCGAGCTCAACCAGGTTGGACTCAATGTCAAAACCGGCGTCTGAAGCAAGCTCAGAAGCGATCTTGGTGATGAAGCCCTGCTTGGTCATCTGCAGGAGCAGTGAGGAGTAGGTTCCCTGAGACTCGTCAAGTGCAGAACCTGCAGCCTTTTCAGTGGCTGTGGGGTATGCAGTCGTAACGGGGATACGGAGGTCCTCACCGGAGTCGCGAGTGAAAACCTCAGAGGTCTCCAGGTACGGTCCAACCAAACGTGCCAGGTTGTACACGCGGTCCAGGAACGCGACAGGGACAGTGTTAGCAGTGGGAACCAGTGTGGCTCGCTTCTCCATGGAGAAAGCGTGCTCACGGATTTCACCGCGTGCCATGGCGCGGAAGATTTCAGCATCTCCACGAGCCTCTTCAGCAGGAACGAAACCGCGAGAAGCTTCAGCAGCTTCCTCAGCGCGGTGTGCATTACGCTTAGCAACCTCAAGCGCCTCATCAGCGCGGCGGATGTCAGCCTCAATGCGGTCAATCTTTTCCAACTCAGCTTGGTCAAGTCCACGCTTGTCCTGCTCTGCACCGTCAATAACCTCACGGATTTGAGTAGTCAAGTTAGCGCGGATCTCTTCCTGAGTCTTGATGAACTCAGACATTAGATGTCCTTTCACTAAATGAATGTAAATGGGTTTCGCCATGGCGGTAACGCTCAACAGCTCTCAGCAGCGGTAACGCACAAATCTGATACCTCAATGATACCCCTAGGGGTTTACCTTGCTCCTGGAAAGAGAAAACCCTCAGCAGCCGAAAGGGGAACTACTGAGGGTGAAACTCGCTAACGCTGTTCAACAGCCCCAAGAACGCGAGTCTCTTTTTCTCTCTGCTGTTCAGTGCCCCTAGTGGGCTTCACCGGCTTTGGTGTATCAGCAGAATCCAGTTCAACAATCGCCTCAGCAAACTGCCCAGCCATCGCCTTGATAGGACCAGACACAGGGTTCCCTGCAACCTTCAGAATGGTTTGCTCAATCTGTTCTTTAGTAGCCATCATTTCCCCATCAGTAGTTCTAGCTTCTTCTTCTTCAAAGCGAGCATCTCAAGACCGTAGTCATCCTGCTCAGCTTCCTCAGCAGGTGACAGTTTGTCCAACACTGTCGAGATAAGGTTGCGGTCATCAGAACTGATGTCCTCACCGTTCTCAATCTTTAGCAGGGCGTCAGCGAGCGCGTCAGCATCCACCTCAGCACGCTTAGCAACTTTGTCCAAGCCACGCACCGCTGTAGATCCTGCCGTTGCAGTGTAAGCAGGGAAGGCCACAATGCTCACCTCATGCAGGTTGATTTTCGTCAGTGTCCTAGTGGAGCCGTCAGAGGACCACTCATCCCCACCGCGTGCCACAGTGAAACCAAAGCTCATAGCATCCACATCACCGCGACTAATGAGCTCGCGTGCATCGCGCCCCACAGTGGTATTAGGGAGCATCGCCTCAACATACAGTCCACGATCATTCTCAGTGAGCTTCAGAGTGCCTGCTCGCGTGCTACCCAGCACAGAAGCAGTGTCATGGTTCCAGAGGAGCTTGATGTCATTGCGATTCCTCAGAGAGCCCCTGAAAGCTCCAGGAGCGATACGCTCAGTGAAAGGCAAAGGCTGTGAGTCACTGTTGAACACTGCAGCGTAACCGGTGAAGGTCATGCCCTCCTCAGTTTCACGCACCTCAAACTGTGCAGGATTGACTCTGGTCTCTAATTTGCTCAAGGCTTCTCCAGTCACGCGATTCTCACTCTCTGCCTCTATTCTACCAATGACACCCTCCGCGTAATCCATTGCACGCTGTGCAGAGCGCCGTGTGGTCCCACCACCCCACAGGGCGATAGCCACAACACCAGGGGAAGGGAAGTCATCACTGTCAGGGGAGGCTGCTGGTGCATCAAAGTCCACCATGTGTCTTGCAAGGAAAGCGCGGATCCTCACCCACTTATCAGCGGAAACATTACCCTCACTCATGGCCCTAGCTTCACGCACAGTGGCAGGCATCAAACCATCACCAGAGAGGCCCTCCTCATGCCACTGCAGGCCACGCCTAGCGCTCGCACGCATGTAAGCCGGTGGTGTCAAATCTACCTGCCTAAACTCGCTACGCTCATCCAACGGGTCAATGAGAGTCAAGGTGGAGAACTTGTGCCCCACGAGAACATCAGTAGGGTTCCACTCCATCTCACCCTCATCGTTCTCAGACTCACGCCAAATCCGAATCAAAGCGGCAGGGTCATCCTCAGTGCCGTTGATGGTGAAGTCACTGTCAGGGACATTGATGGAACCGTCAGTGACAATCCTGCTGATTTGTCCACGCGCCATCCCACCGCTGGAGTCCCACTCCACAAAGTCACCCACGGAAAGCTCACCAGGTTCAGCACGCTCCTCACGGGGTTGCCAAGCGTTACAGTACTGGCCACCCTCCACATACTCCTCCCAGCGCTCACAAAAAGCACGCCCCTCCTCATCCAAGTTCTCCTCATTGAAGAAAAGGCAGTTACCACAGGCACGCCCTTCAGGGACATCATCGCTAGTTGCGGGCCGGTAATTGTCTGGCAGGTCACGCGCCTCAGCACGCTCCCCCTCAAACGTGGAGCCCTCAGCCTGAGCAATCGCAAGGCCCTGATCTATCGCACTCTGCTTATCTTCGTGGCATCCCATGATTTCGCCATCCTCTTTCACCGTTGCCCACCCAGGGCAACCCTCAGCACTATCAGTGATGTAGTAGGGCACTAATCGTTCTTCCTAATATCTGTGACATGCACAATCAAACCGCTAGGGGTAGAGATTGCCCAGAGCTCATCATTAGGGCGCAAAGTCATATACACAGTGTCAGAGTCATCAATGTGCATAGCCGTACCGGTTCCAGCAGTTGCAGAGCTCCCAGCAATCCAAATGTAGTTATTAGAGGACTTAGAGGAGTTGTGGAGGATGACATCGTGAGGCATGTTGTCAGCGCCCACAATTTGCTTAGCCAGAGTGTCACTCAAAGTGACCTGCCTGTTTACAATCGCCATCACTGCACCTCATCCTTATACACACTGTCAGGGTTCTCAGGGTCCACCTGAGCCACACCCTGCAACTGCACAGAAGGCAGACCAGTGTGAGCAACCGGTGGCAAACCAACCATCTCCATCGCCTCAGCAGGACTAAACCCTGCAAACACTAGGTCACGCACCATCCCCACTTTCTGGCGCTGTGCACTAACACCAGACTCAGACAGGTTCACGTTAGCCAAAGGCACACGCACCTGAGAAGCAGCGTCACCGGTTTGTGCCGTCAAGTCCTCCAAAGACCTCACATCGTTGATGGTCAGGAAGCCAGACTGCAGACCGGTAGAGTACGCAGCGAATCGCACCTGAGTATCGGCTCGCAAAAGTGCCGTCATATTGAATTTGATGAAAGCGTCAGCCCCACCAGGGTAACGCGACATGAGAGGGGACATGCTGTCCTCCAACAGAGTCACATAAGGCCGCAAAGTGTGAGTCACAAACTGAATCATGTTCTGCTCTACAGAGCTGTAAGTGTTTGTGCCAGGCAGGTTCAGCATGTGAGAAGGGATACGGAAAATCCGCGCCACATCCTCCACAGCCATCCGGCGTGCCTCAAGTGCTTGAGACTTCTCAGGATCCGCTTGGGTTGCTTTGAAAGATGCACCACCAGAGAGGATGCCGGTCCTGCCAGACTTCCTCCAACCCTTATGAGCGTTGTCAAAGGATGAGCGCAAGTTCTCAGCCTGCTCGAGTGTGAGCGCACCAGGGTACTCAATCACACCGTGGAGGGTTGTCCCACTTCCAAAGAAAGTTGCTGCATAAGACTCAAGGGCCTTAGCGAGCGACAGGTTCTCTTTCATCGCACCCACTCGAGAGACACCGCGTATCTGACCAGGCTTGAGAAGGTCAGGAATGTAGACAATCTCCTCAGAGGTCAAAGGCTTATCCTCACCCACGACAGTGAAAATGAACCGGCCCTCACCGTTACGTTTCACCTCAACAGTGTTTGGGTTCAGCACGTTCAGGTTCACAACCTCACCGCGCCCGTTACTGAACACCCTGATGAAAGCGTTACCGTCAATCAGAAGCGAGACCAGCACACTCTTATAGAACGTCGAGTGACCATTGAAGTTCACATCAGGCTGTGCCACCCAGGCAGGCTTAGGTCGAAAAGGCCGCCGGTTGCCGTCATCACGGAAGAACACATCCACAGGGAGCGTACCAATCGTGTCACTAATCAGCGACACAGCAGACCACACAGCCGCGATCTGGTAGACGTTCTCCTCAGTGACATTAGTTCCAGCGTTACTGCTGAAAGCAATATCATCACCAGTCTCAAAGATGGTCTGGAAACTGATGGCCCGTTCTTCCCAAAGTTTGTTGAATACCACTTATCGCCCCAAAGCTAATCCGATTAG